GCCTGTTGGACCAACCCCACCTGTAGCCCCAGTCGGGCCTGTTGGACCAACCCCACCTGTAGCCCCGGCATCACCTTGAGGTCCAGTCGGGCCTGTTGGACCAGCCACAGTCGATGCATCACCTGTAGCCCCAGTCGGGCCTGTTGGACCAACCCCACCTGTAGCCCCAGTCGGGCCTGTTGGACCAACCCCACCTGTAGCCCCGGCATCACCTTGAGGTCCAGTCGGGCCTGTTGGACCAACCCCGCCTGTAGCCCCAGTCGGGCCAGTAACAGTTGACGCAGCACCTTGTGGTCCAGTTGGTCCTGTTGGGCCAACCCCGCCAGCAGTTCCTTGTTCACCTTCACGAACAATAACTGCTTGGTTATCTATATTGTCAATTATAATATTAGATTCCGTCATCTGATTTCGTCACATTCTGATAAACATTAAGAGTACCTAAGGCGGCTGCCATTTTCTTGCCATCAGAGTTGATGGCCTTTAATTCAAAATAAATTACCCGGAAAGGGAAATTCATTGTGTCACTTTGATCAACCTCAAACAACTTTGTATTATCTTCGTCGAGGATCATTGTCACTTTACCCTCCACAACCAGAATCTCGGCAGGGCTACCCGGGCCTTCAATTGTAAATACAGGGCTGGTTGTGCTATCAGCATCATAACGGAAATCAGCTATAAATGAATAACCATCAGCTTCTAGATCCCTCATGGTTCCGGTTTGGGTTTTCTTATTATAATCTGAATAGAAGAAAAGATCTATCTCATGATATCGACCACGAACTACCACAAATGGTTTTGTTAGAAATGCTGGTTGTAATACACTCATTTACCTGTACCACCTTGTTTTGATCGTGCGCTTGAGGAACCCGGAGCAGTTACACTACGACCTAATGGGTCAGTGTTTGGGCTCGCACCCTCGGCACCTGTCTTCACTGGGGTCATGAAACCAGTTCCTGAAAGTTCAGGAGCAGAATCAGGACGAATTCTATTGTACATCATAATATGATATTCATCGTCAGTAATCAAGCCATCACTCAAATCTTGACGCAGACGACCTGATTTGAGAACCAGTTGTGGCTCAAGTTCAGTTGCAGGGCGAAGTTCCACTGGGTCAAACTTACATACGACATAACCTTCGTAGCCCTGAACACGCATAGCAAGCGTCATCATATCAGAAAATAGATCAGCGATTGGGCCGTTGAGTGACTCAGCAGCCATACTAAATATTCTTGCTTCGACAGAAGCGGTGTTCACTCCACCCTCACCTTTACCAATAATTGTGCTCATTGTTTTCAGTGCCGCTTGGTTCTGAGAGTCAAGAACGCCGATAACAGATTCAACATTCATTGAAGTACCGGGACCTTTTTCATTCAACATCTGTGCTTCGATAGCATCGAAGTGGACGTAGGCCGCATCTGGTCTCATTGTCGAAAGATCAGAAGCAATATCATTCAGACGGGCATTCAACCACTGGCGCATCTTTTCTTCGTTCTGTTGCATTTCCATTGGTGCGTTCTTACGCAGGACTTCTTCAACAACAGAAACCTCAATACGTGGGTAGCCTTGCTTCTGCATAATGCGGTATAGATCATTGATGACTTGCTGACGGGCAGCAATCGTATTGATCGATGAAACAAAGATTGATTCTGTGTAAATCTCAGTTGGGTTCTGTCTATAACTCTTTGTGAAGAAGTTGGCAATGTCGAGGTTGATAACGCCGCTCGCACCCGGAGGACGTTGTTGTGGTTTAAACATACCCGGTGATTTTTCAAACCATTCGATAGTGGCCATATCAACATGACGAATTTCTGCGGGTACAAGGAACTTATCAAATACAAGTTCACCACCACAGCCCCCGCGTAGGAGGACCATATAACGGAGGTCCTCTGAAAGTTCCCTCAATGATTTAGAAATTGCATACCCAGTTGAATAATCCCTACGAACAGTCAAACCTGTGAGAAGTTGATCGAGGGTCTTTTGACCGTCACGATCCAATGCCCCTTCCATATCATAAACATAGAATCGTGGTTGGGTGTTGGCCGTTGTCAAGAAGGCATGAAGGGTTGCCGACATATCACTGTCGTACTTAACCAGATCCTTGATAAGTGCCCGGCTATCTTGGGTTACCCGGGTTTCAAACACATCGGTCAAATGGTTTCTAAAGCCGGGTGGGGCCAGAACAGATGAGGTATTGGATGGCTGGAAGGTGTTAGTAAAAGCAGTGCCCTTGGGATTTCCCTTTTTCTTAGGGATGATAATCTGCTGGAGACTTGGGATATTAATGGCCATTATTATACCTTCCGACCTTCAAGGGTACAAATACTATTTTTACCTGTTTAGTGGGTTGTAATCAACCCTTTTCTTACCTATGCCAATAAGATTAGAAGTACCATCAGCAACCTTAGCTGATATTCCGAGAGTCATAACTCTCTGATCTTCTTTTGATTTCAATCTGATAAGCTCAAAAAGCTCCGGACCAAGACACATAAAAGCAGCAGAGTGAAGATAGTGATCGTTGCCTGTCAGCTTCTGCCATTTCGCTGGTTCGCCGGGTTTCTCTTCCCTAACCATATCACGGAAATGTTCGATGATAACGCGCTTCTGATAACCATACCCCATTATTCTTAACATACGTTTACGAACTTTGGAAGCAAAATTATCTAAGAACCATGTAGGGTTCACTTGCCCGTGTGATAAATCTTCGTACTCATCATAGACCAGATGTGTATCTTTCTGGCCCCGATACTCTACAGGGAGGATTTTACCCTTTGTGACTTTGAATATTTCCCGGGCAGTTGGCTCATAAGGGTGACGGTCAACTGCTCCCCCGCGAACCTTATACTTCGTTACTAAATCCTTACAATGTTCAACGATATCACGGACATGCACCTGATACATGCTCAGGATTTCTATTTTACCGTCGTCTGCACTTCGACCCAACGTAACGTGGCAGACCTGACCCATATCAATACCCACCCACAAATGATCCATATTGGTCATATTAGGAGCACTGGTCTGCTCAGTCATACAGGCAATGATATCCTCTTCCGGGATTTGGATGTTTCCGTCAGAGTAGGGTAAGCCAAGGACGGTATTGTGGAAACCCCGAACGTACTCATTCTTCTTGAAGTCCCATAATGAGTTGTAAATATACTGCAAATCCAGTTTGCCCGTAGAGAATGGACCAATTCTATATCCGCGCTTGCTCGTGCGATTAGGGTATTTAGGTACCCATTCACGATTATCCGGGTTACCGAGATCAAGAGGTTGGTGACATTTCTCACATTTGATGTATGAGTTAACAAAATCTAAAGTATCTCTAAAGGTTTCCTCAACTTCTGTTAGGGCCTTCTCTGGTAGCCCCGGCAGATGAACGAATTCTGGTGAGAATTCAGGGTGTTGCCAATGACCACAGTGATCACACTTACACATGTAGAAGTGCTGATCAGAAACCCTCCAGTTGAGGTCTATACCAAAGGATGGGAAGGAGGGTGTAGAAAATCGTTGCGAAATCTTATACGCGGAGTTTTGCATACGAGAATTGAACAGGGAGATCATCTGTTGATCTGAAAGGTCCAGTTCGTCGTTCATAAGGAAGTCAGCAGGAATCGACGTAGCCGCGCTCTCGATGGCTGGGACAAGGTAAAGGAATGACTGGCCGAACTGCTGCATATCTACGGATCGGGTGGCCTTCGCCTCTTTATCCTGTGGGGTGTTAAAAACTTTGTCTTTGTTGATGATAGGCTTCACACGGGAGTTTGACACCCGTTTGTACATATCCTCATTAGGTAAAGAGAAAATTAAGGATGTACCGTTGTTTCGGACCAAGAAACCCAAAGCCTTACGGATCTGGATCTCGGTCATACCCACCTGAGAGATCTTGATCACGTCCAAGTCTGGGTGCATGTCATCGACGATTTTCCTTTGAAATTCATAGCCTTTGAAGGAGAATGGACGGTTACGCAATGTCGTATTTTTGCAGATCCATTCAGACATAGGCATGTTCAAAGAGTCGAGGGAAAACCTCTCTCGCGCAATGTCAAGAAACTGATTGACAAACTGGTTGCTCATAAAATAATTCTCCCGCCCCTATTGACAAGGGTGCTGCATATACTGTATCAATAGATATAGGCTAATGTAAAGCCTTTAATTGGGAGCACACTATGAGCAATCACTATCCTCAGCTGGATGAGAAGTCCATTCGCCTTGTTACGCAACTGTACGAGGTTGATCCAAAATACTTCGACAACCCAGCTTGCCCGTACTCAGCAGACATTAAAGAACTGTTTAAAGGTGAAAGTCAAACACAATACTTTGACACACATACGACAGTTTCGCTCGCTTCGGATGAGGATATATCTAATGAGATCAATGATGTATACCAAAAGCTTAAAGATTACTGGGAAGAAGTCAAATCGTCGGACAAGTCGGCGGATAAGAACACGTTCTTCCGAGTGTCCACGTCGCTACTTGAAAAGCTGGTGGATCTACGTGAGCGAATGAGTAAGATCAAACAAGTCAATGCTTTTATCACAGAGGTTATGTCCATCATGGATGAGATCCTAAACTCTGATCAAAGAAACGAAGTCACGGAACGGTTGAAAAGATTTAACGAGGAAGCAAAATGATATTCATGTCGAGAGCATCAATTACCACTGTAGTGTTATTTATCGCCATAACTCTAGGTCAATTACTACTGGAGTATCACTCACAGTATTTCATAGCCTATCTATCTCTATGCATAGGCGTTCTCATAGCGTACATCATGAAAGTTTACGAGGGACAGTAAATGATAATGAACATCTTCGCAGAAACCGCACCAAAATACTGGTCGCGGGGTGTGCCAGTTATTCCTCTGGAGCCAATTGATAAACGTCCGGTGAGAGCATTGCACCAGTGGCAACGCTTTGCTAATGTCATGCCTACACAGGACGAGCAAGACAACTGGCCTTTGATCTATAGAAACAGCAACGTCGGTTTACCTTGTGGCCCGCAATCAGGGATCATGGTAATCGACTATGACTATAATGACCCACGAGTTGAAGAAGCGATCCTGTCGGTTCTGCCGAAGTCCCCTTGGAAACGTATCGGCCAGAAGGGATTCATTCTCGCCTATAAATACAACGGCCAACCAACGAAGAACATTTACGAGGCTGGTGACAAATGTGTTGTGCAGATTCTTTCTGTTGGTGCACAATTCGTTCTGCCACCATCAATCCACCCAAAGACCAATCAACCTTACGTTGCAAACTGTGAGCTTCTCGACGTTTTGGATCAACTACCAGAACTGCCTCTTGACACTGAGGACAGACTCCGTGCTGCAATCTCTCAGATTATACCCCTGAAAGAAAAAGGTACAGGCATAAACGGTAAGTTTAAGTTTCTGGAGAAGGTTCCGTCCGGTTCGCGTGACAACCGCATGAACCAAGCTGCTGGTCTGTTTGCACAGTCAGTGCTGAAAGGACAAGTGCCACTCAAAGAGGCGCTCGATCTGATGCAAGGTTGGTTCGATATTAATGTCGAGGTCGTAGAGAACGACACGATTGATGTTAATAAGGGTAAGGCCCAGATCGTACAATACGTCATCAAAGGCGTAATGAAGCAGAATCGCATCCTACCTCCGGGTTGGGATGATGGACTGACACCAGAAGAGATTGAAGGTTGGGGTCTAAAGTTTGGTGATGAGCACAAAGAATGGCCGTACGAGGATGTGATCAAACACATCAACACAGTACACGGCAATTTCCCGATTGATGACCCAGAGATCAGCAAGATGGAAACATTCATCTTATCCAAACTGGCTAAGTCGAAGAATATCAATGCTATTCAAGAAAGCAAGATCCTTAAGACGTTGAAGGGTACAGGTAAAGCCAACCCATCAGACTACAAACGTGTGTTGAAACAATTGAAGTCCGGTCCGATTGAAGGTGTGTCACACTTGGAGATCGCTGCGGAAGTTATCAAAGAGATCGAAGCCATATACGGTCCTATCGCTTACTGGAATGATCGTATCTGGAGGTGGGAAGGCTCTAAGTGGGAAGTGATGAGCGATCAAGTAGTTCGCAATATCATTCAAAATGATTTTGGGTCACTGGAGCTGTCGAAAAGATTCTCTGACCACAAAGGTATTCTGTCAGTTGTAAAGGATCAGATCCCACAAACGATCAAACCACCAGTCGATGTGCATGGTATCAACTTCTCGAATGGTTTCCTGAATAATAATTCCAAGCTCGTTGCACACGCACCTGAGTTTGGTATGACGTACACGCTGCCATTCGCATACCAACCAGACCTCGCGGGCAAGTGCCCAATGTTCATGCAGTTCTTAGAAGACTCATGGGGACAGGACGAGGACTGCAAAGAGAAGAAAGAAGCACTCCAAGAGGCGATTTCATCCACATTGTTTGGTGCAGCCACTCAGTACCAGCATTGTTTCTTGTTGCAGGGTGCGGCAAACTCAGGTAAGTCGGTGATGATGCACATTATCTCGTCGATGGTGTCTGATGACGCATATTGCGCCATTTCGCCCGAAGATTGGGGAGATAAGTTCATTCCTGCGCAATTTACGGGTAAATTGCTCAATACTGCTGGAGAATTGCATGAAACTCGTCGAATTGATGGTAAAAGGTTCAAAGAAATCGTCGTTGGTGATGAAATCACTGTGCAAAATAAAGGGCAGACACCTTACAAACTGCGCCCACGCACCGCTCATTGGTTTGCATCGAACTATTTACCACGTACATCTGATACCTCAGAGGGATTTACACGCCGTTGGTTGATCTTTAAATTCCAACACGTTGTCCCTAAGGATAAAATTGATCGTGAGTTAGCGTCCAAAATTGTTTACGAAGAGATCGAAGCAGTTGTAGCTTGGGCTCTTGAGGGATGGGAGCGCCTGAAAAAATCAGGTAACTACACTTCCTCTATCTCAAACCAAGAGACCAAACATGAAATGGCGTTGCAGAACTCAAGCGTTCGTCAGTGGATGGAGCAACGTCTGGTCTACAAAGATAACTCTCGGATCAAAGAGCTTGAGTTGTTCCGGGATTACTGGGTGTTCTGTGGTACCACAGGCAACCGGGCTCTGAGTGCTAAAGGATTTAACAGCGATTTGAAATCCTTTCTTATGGACACCGGTAAAAAAGAAGGTGTTTTTGAGGACGGACAGATTATACACTACGGATTAGCTTTAAAAGCAGGAGAAAGATAATGAGTGATACGAAAATAAAAGGATATCTTGTTGAAGCTGAAAAAATTCACAAGATTATGATGCGGAATACGGGTAACTACCTAATCCTTGACGAAGCTGACTTCCAAGCTGCTCGACAAATTCATTGGTTTGAGTGGAAGGGTGAGGCAACGACACGGATCAAGGGTCCCATTGAGAACTATTTAGGGATCAAGGGTACCCGTAAGAAAGAAGCCCCGAAATTTGATTACAGGAGAAGATGGTATGCCTAATATTCAAGTGCCCTGCAAAGTGATCTCGCTCTTTGGTAAGACTGAGAAGCCCGTTGACTCTCCGAACCCAGAGCTGATTTTGACTGGGGGCGACTGGCTGTTAACGAATGCATGAATTTTTAAATTAAAATCTTGGTGTAGAAGATTGTTAACCTTTCCGTATTTCATGTACGGGAAGGTTAATTTTATGAATTTTGATGATTGGTTGTGAATTTTGATTACAGAGTGGTGCGGGTTGTGAATTTTGGTTATGAGCCGATTGTGGATGTGGATCGGCTCAGGGTGTGGAATGAGCCGATTGTGGATATGGAAGTGGAAGTGGCTCGGATCGGCTCACGCAATAATATTACCCGAGTCAACTTGAAAATTTGGCAGAAACTCGACCTAAGGTAATGGTACCGGCCCACAACCGATGGTAGTATAAAAGCATATACCCCTTCTGAATTATGGTAACACGTAATAATATTGCTTTCTTATTCTGCCTTATTTATTTCTTATTCTTGCCTTATTCTTGCCACAATTGGCAGCTATTCTTTAACCATAGGCAGAGCGCCTATTGAAACGAGCCGATCCCCGGCGCGTCACAGCGTACAGTTATGTCTAATCACTTGGGCTTGGCTGTTTCGTACGAAACAAAAAAGGATAGAATAAGATGGAAAGCAATAAAAAACAAATATTTGTAACGCTGCTTAATGGTTTTCAAGTAGCAGAACAAGAAGTAGTAGCACAGAAAGAAGTAAGCGACACAATCAAAACGGCGCTTAAATCCGCTGGCGCTGCAATGGCAGACGCTTTGTATGATGCAATCATTACAAAGGAAATTGACGCAGAATATATGGAAAATCTGCCGAAGGTTTCGCGTACATGCCAAGGGTATTTGTCAAAGGCTCGCAAGGTAGGATTTGCCGTTTTAGCGGGTGAATTTACCCGTCCTGATACCATGGCCTTGACTACTGCTTACGATCATTTACAGGCTGAAAAAGCTACACAAAAAGAAGGAAATAAACTTCTTTCCCAGCGTGTAGCACGTGAAAACGCTGCTTTGCTTGAGGTACTTCATAGCCAATCCGAAGTTAATCGTGTTCTTACGGAAAATGGGCCTGAATTGCAAGCCGCCTTGCAAACGGGGCTTGCCATAATCGCAGAACGCGAAGCGAAAAACGCCGCAGAAGAAAAAGCTGCTGATATGGAAAAGCTTGTTACCGAAACGAAAGCTAACCTTGCCATAATTATGGACAGCCCATACTGGCAGGAAATGCTGGATTATGTTAATCAATCCACCAATTCCCATAAATCCGCCAGCGCCGCATAACTAAACCACCTTCCCATAAGAACCGAGCCGATTCGGCTCGGTTCTTTTGCGTCCCCATTTTCTACTAGTCGCCGTTTCGTGCGAAACATTCCTTAATGACCTACAACCCAAGGGAATTCAAAATGTTTGAAAATCTCAGCGCCAACGCGCTTATCAAAATCATGCATTCACGCGTGAACAGCCGCCACCCTGATATTGTAGACCCCCTCAGAGCCTATTTCCGGGTCACTGGCAGCTATGATATTAAATCCCTGCTACCTCATAC